ACGGAAATGCACATAATCCGAACGCCAAGTCAGACGAGGACCACCCATACCGGACTGTCCACCCTCCTCATACCAATCAGAGAATCGCGGCGGCTCCGCCTCAAAGGAGTACCAAGACCACCAGTCAGGGTCTCCGACATCACGTAAGCAACGCCGTCCTCCATGCCGTCGTCTACAACAAGCTCAAACTGCTCACCAATGACCGGCTGGCGACCAATCGGGGTGAAACGCGGGTCAGCGTGCGCCATGTCGCCGACATACAGTTCAGTGACCTGCTTATTACGCTTCAGGGCATTGATAGTGCGACGGTTCGCCCAGATATAGCGACCTGCGTAACCAAAGCGTCGACCCTCCTGGTCAACTGCCCCGGCAAGCAGGTCATCAGCGGCATAGAGGTCATCCATAGCCTTCGCATCCGCAGTGTTCCACTTCGCCGCGACCGGCAACTCCTCCACCTGGTCGTCAACTGCAGCAAAAGCCGCGAGCGCGTCACGACCATTCTTGCGGCGAATCTCCGCAGCGCGACCAAGAAGCTCACGCTGCACCGCCGCACCAGAGGTGAAGTTGCGCTGCGGGTAAGACACACGCACGCCAATACCGGTAGGCAGCAGGTCAGTGAAGCGTCGCTCACCACGAGACGGGTCACCCACCGGAATCTCACCGAACTCCGCAATGGTCTGGGCTTCCTCATCCAGCCCCGGCGCGGAGTCCAGATTGTAACCAACGGTCAGCTTTCCGTCCGTGTTGTACGGGTCGAAAATCAGCTCATAGGCCTGTTCGCCTTCCAGCAGCTCGTTGACGGCGCCCTCGATGAGTTCCGAGGAGGTCAGGATGTCCTCGACGGACAGGTACTTCAGGTCATCGAAATACGAGTTGTTAGTGCTCATTAGGGTGTTCCTCCTAGGATTCAGCAGCAGCTGCCACGGCAGGCAGCTGGTTGAGGATGGTCAGGGTCTTGCCGTTCTCGGTGGCGCGGACTGCCACGCCGACCTGGACGGAGCCGGATGCGGACGCCTTGCCGTCAGCCGCGGCGAATACCGCAGCGCCAGCCTTAATAGCACCGTCGGTCTCGAGCTTCACCGCAGCAGGGCCATAGTGAACTGCGATGGTTGCGGCACCAGGCTCCTTCGGCTCTACTCGACCCGCCTCTGTGACTGCACCAAAGACAGCGCCGGACGCATCAGCATGCTTAATCTTGCCGTTCTCATCAACAGTGACGAGACGGAACTTTTCAGTGTCGGCCGCAACCTCAAACGAGATGGGGCCGGAGCGGAAAGTTGGGTTCGACATTTACTTATTCTCCTTCTTATTCTGACGGTTAGCCGCGGCCTTGGCACGTAGCTTCTCAGCCTTGGTCATGCCGGCAACATCACCGGAATGGCCAAGTTCCTGTACGGGCACAGCCACGTTCTTTGGGAGGTTGCCCCAAATCTTTTCCGCAGCGACCGGGTCAGTCTGGTAAGCGGCGATAGCTGCCGCACGGTGGCCTGCAGAGTATCGGCCTTCACGAATATGACCATCAACTTTGGCTTCGAGCGCTCGGCGCTTGTCCTCTGCGAGCTTCGCGGAATACTTCGCCCGGTCAGCCATATACTCGTCCCACACAGCACGCGGAACGGTGACCACGTCCGCCGCAGCTTCTCCACTAACCGGGGCAGCGGGGGCATCTCCCTCAGAGCTTTCACCGTCGTTAGTATCCTCCGACAGTGCGCGCACCGTCACAGATAGTGGCACCGCTGTATCATTCACCATCACAGTGAACTCAGCGGTCGAGCCAACCTCAGCTCCGGAAGGTGCAGTGACCGTTACCGTGCCACCCTCATCCACGGTGGCCTCGAAACCATCCGCCACATCGCCCATGGTGAACGTGAGCCCTGCGGACTTCGCCAACTCCACCGCGCCAGGGGTCGGCTGCGGTTCAGTCCCCTCCGGGATTACCTCAACCTGCTCATCATCGGCGGTAGTATCACCAATCTTCGCGTCAACGGTGATGCGCTCCGTTGGAACAATCTTCACGTCATCCGGGTAGGTCACATCAACGTCACCGGAAATCTTGACGGTCTCATTAAAAAAGCCGGAGAGTGCGTTCTGCACGTCCTCCGGCTTCTTACCCAACTCCTGGGCAAGCTGATTAAGAATACTCACTGTATCCCCTTTCTGCCCATCACTGGGCGTCGTAGTTGTGTCCCCCGATTCCGACCGGGTGACAGGCGGCGGCGGAGCCGCAGCCCGGTTAGCGAACTTAAATTGAGCACGCATCGCCCCCAGCGACGCCATCGCAGGCTGCTTAGCGTCCTCAATCTCATCCACCAGCCCAGCAGCCAACGCTTCCTCGGCGGTGTACCACGTCTCCGCGGCCATAACCGACAACCAATCGTCGGGAGCACCACCGGCCCGGTCGGCGTAAATCTTCGCCAGCTTCACGTCTTGGCGGGCCAGGTCGGCGCGCATCTTGTCAATATCGTCGGCATTACCGGACAGCATCGCCCACGCTTTGTGCACCATCACTTCAGCGTTCGGTCGAATCACCACTCGGCCGCCAGCACCAACCGCGATGAATGATGCGGCAGACGCCGCCAACGACTCAATCACGACAGTGATATCACCGCTATAAGCGCGCAAAGTGTTCAAAATGGCGATGCCCTCATAGACATCACCGCCACCAGAGTTAATGCGGACCCGCACAGGCGCGCCATCAAACTCGTTGAGCTTCTCCTGGACTTGCTTGGCCGTGTTCTCCCAACCAATATCGCCGTAAATCAACAGGTCATTCATCTACTACCTCCCCGCTGTTATTCTCCCCCGCAGGTTTCTCACCCTCCGGGGTTAGGGTGACGCCCATCTCTTCTTCCGCGTCACTCAGTGACTTCTTTGCTTTCAACGCCTCAAACAACGACCGGGCCGCAGGGATACGGAACGTCGACCGCACCCACTGCTCAAGGTTCGGCTCCTTCGTCAACACACCCTGAGCCGCAAGCTGTGACACATCGCCCGGTGTGAGGTCCTTCTGGACCTGAATGCGCGTTGAGGTAATCAGCGGCACCGGCCCGTCATAGTAAGGGAATGCGACCCGAACCAAGTCCTCGACAATATGCTGCGACGCTATATCAGAAACCCATTCTGAAATGGACTGCAAGCCCTGGATAAACTCACCCAACTGAACGTTTGCCAATGCGTAAGAACCGCCCGCTCCCGTCAAGTTAAGGTGAGTCGCGTTGCATGCAATCGCAATCTGCGAAGCGTGATACTGCATCGCTTTTTCAATATCCGGCAACGTGCCAGAAACACCCTCTACAGGCATCTTCGCCCCAGGCGGCAGAGAATACGCAGTAACCTCACCTGCAGCGTAAGACTCCGCTAGCTCCTGGCCACGATTTAACTCCTCTTGAACCTGCGACCGGTCCGTAAGCTCAGATGCCTGATACTTCGGTATGCCCATGCCATTGCGCTGCATCACCAGAGAATTAAGCTTCTCCATCTTCATCAGCTCAAGCCAATTATCCCGCGCCGGGGCAAACACACTCGAGCCCTGCCACGTATCATCACGCCGCCCATGCCGGTACGCCACCAGACGCTCCACAGGGATGAAGACATCTTTGCTACCCTTCACCCCACGCTGTGTGATACCCACCAGACCACCATCAGAAGCGACGTGGATTTTACGGATGGATATATTCGGGCGCGGTGCCAGTTTCCGCAAATGGTGACGCCCATCATCGCCTAGTTCGTAGACCTGCTCGAAGAAAGCGACACCCGTGAACACGGCTTCCAAAGCCATCTTCAAATGCTCATCCCAGGAGACACGACCAGTACGGCGAGCCACCTGTCCATCTTCGCCTTTAACCGGCAAACGCAAGTCAGTCGACACCAGCTCGACTACCTCTGCAGGCGCACCATTAGGCTCAACAGACCAAGCAGCCTGCTCAATCGGCTTACGAATCGCATTCTCCACCTGCGCAACCTTCGCAGTAGAACGCATCTCCATAAACTCCGCCTGCTGCGCCGCCCACGACATTGAATCCGGCCGGCCAACACGCGGAGACCACGCCGGCGACGACGCATGCCCAATCTCGCGCACCATCGAATTGTCAACCAACGAGCGCACCTCCCATCAACTTCTTCCTCGAAAACACTGGGAACGTACCCACGGGGTTCTTCTTCTCAACCTCAACTTGCTTGTACGGCACCTGGAACTCAGCAATGAACTTGTTCAAAGCCCACAGCGCGAACGTGCCCGCCACAAGCACCGACACTTCACCGGAAAAACGCTCAATCGACGGATACCGACCGCCACCGTCACGCACCGTCGCAACACGCAACGCGCTCACCCATTCCTGTGCGCCGTCATGCGTAAGCCGGCCATCAGCAACGGCCTGCTTCAACTCACGAAGCGCACCCGCAACCATGCCACCATTAAGCAACACCGGCTCAATCCCAACCGCCTGCAAATGCGGAACAAGCACACCAGCCGGCGAATCCTTATCCAACACGACCGCAGCAGGGTCATCATTCTCAGCAACAAACCGGCGAATGGTCTCAACCGCAGACTCAACCTCAAACGTCTTATCGCCGCCCCTCTGCTCGAGGTGAACGCCCCGCGAAGTCTGCCCAGCAGAAACAAACGTCACCGATTCCGAATCCGGCGACACCTCCACGGCTAGCACACACTCTCCCACGGCAACACGGCGTTCCACTGCCAACGACCCCCAACGCTCAAACGGAACAATCGGTTCGAAATCATCACCAAGCTCATCAACCCACTGACACAGGTGCTCAGTACGAAACGCCGCTTCCGACTTCGACTCACGGAAACCCGCCAACGTCGCCATCGTGATACGCCCATTGCCAAGGTCTGGGTTCGCCTGCTTCCACCCCTCAACATCATCAATATCCGCCGAAGGGTCAGCAGACCACTCAAACAACCCCATGCGCGTATCACGCCACGTGCCCTCATCAAGCGGGCGCTTCGCCCTACCGCGATAATCACGGAGCACGACCGAGTGGCCTACGCCGGCATTCGACGTAATCACAATCAGCCCATTGTCCGGCACAGCCGTAGTAGCTTCCAACGAGTTCACGCCCGTGAAGTCCTTCTGCGTACGCAGCTCATCAATGTAGAGCAAATCCACCGTGTCACCACGGCCAGCATTCTCATCAATACCAACCGGGCGATACCGCTGCCGCTTACCCTTCGTCCACATCGCCTGCGCACCCTTAGAATGGTCAACGCGGCCTAGAATCCTACGCAGCTTCGGGTGACGCTCAATCTCAAGCAGAATCTCATTCCACAAATCAATCGACTTATTCAGCGTCTGCGCCGCAGCCATAACCTCCGGCATACGCTTACGGAAAATAGCCCACTTAATGAGCTTCTTCACCCAGTCAGTCTTGCCATTCTGACGCGAAATCAAAATCAAAGTCTTGGTAAACCGCAAACGGCCGTTCGGAATTGGACGCCCACCACGAACCTCTGGTGAAGCATACAACCGCTCCACTTTCGCAATCTCCGCAGACGGATCATCCTCTAACATGGCAAACTCGAGCGCTTTCTCTTTCGTCAGCACTTCAAGCGCATGCATCGACAACCACTCCTGATAGTCAGAAAGCGGCTCGCCCAAAATCTCATCGCAAAACCACGCCATATCATGGCCCCACGACGCCCCCGGCTCATCAAGGTCACGCAGTGGCGGGGTAAACACCCGCGGCAAAGTCAAAGCCACGACCACTCACCCCTACCTGCTAAAACTCGTCATCCTCCTGGACATCATCATTCAAGCCCAGCTTCTGCTTCCCCTCCGGATTAAGCCCCAACCCCGTCAAGACTTTATTCAACGTAGGCATCGGGCCGAACGAGGTCTTTGAAATAGCGTCCGGGTCACCTGATTCACGCGCCTCGTCAATAATCGTCGCCAAATGCAACGCCAAATCAACCGAAGCCTGGTCAGACTCCACCAAATGGTCTGCAGACTCAACTGCTTCAACGACTGAATCAACCATCGAGCGCAGCCCATCATTCTCAAAATCCATCAACATGCCTCCCTATACGCGCACGACCCCCCATTTTTCACCAGAGAGAGAATCCCTGACTGCATGCGGACGGGGCGGTGTC